TTAAAGACTTTCCAATTTGATCTTATAGTATATGACGGATATTAACAAATTTTAATACCGATGTCCCAAACAACCTCGTTCTTAACACCGGTCCAATAGCCAGTTTTCCTAAAGAAGAATATTCCGAAGAACAAATAAGGCACATTCGAGCTAAAGAATATGAAGATAGGTTATATAGCTGGCTTGAAAGTAATCCTGAAGTAGATAGAAACGCCCCTGAATATGATGAGAAGCTAGCGGCCTCAGTATTATCCTTTATTACTAAACTGGATCGTAAATACCAGACCGGAGGAAAGGAACATCTAATAGGCTCTGGTAGTTATTACGGCATGATTGATGAGTATATTGATAATTTAAAAGCACAGGATACGGCTAGTCCTCCTGCCAAACATTTTGGAGCAGTTCGCAGTCGTGCGCCACGAGAATCAATACCTGATCCAAAAACAAGGGAATTAAGCGATAGAGAGAAAAAGGCAGCTCTTGCTTTTGGTATGTCTTACGAGAGGTACCGGGAGCTTCTAGATCAACGTAACAAAGAAATGAGGTCAAAAAATGGCAATTAAATATAAACAAGACAAAAATAATGAGTTTCTATCTATTAATAGAGATATCAGGGAGCATGAACTTGAAGGAAGTGATTTTGATTTAATGTTCACTGATTCAACCTGTCCTTTTAAAGCTTTAATTGATGAGATAAAACAACCGGGTGAGGAATATTACTTTGCCTTTAATAGCCCTGAGCGCATTAATAGGTTACTGGCAAAGAAGTGGTATATCGTATCTCCTGATAGGCTTAAAAACAAACGTACTTATAGAGGAGACTTAAGATCGGAAAATGATTGTATTACTACCGGTGATACTATTGTTTTAGCACGTGATGAACGCTACGGGCTAAAAGAGCAGCAATATTATGAACAAAAAGCCGTAAGAGTAATGCGAGATACTTTGCAAAAAGTACAGACCGATATCTACAATCCGGTCATGCCGTTTTCTGATAGAGCAATGTAGAAGAATATCATGTCATATTCTAAAATCATATTAAATAGCGATATTAAACTATCCTGGCCTTATCCCCGCACTGAAGGGGAGATTGCTAGTGACATTAATAATGTAATTTCTGAAAATGATGCATATACAATTACTTTGCCGCCTGCCAATACTGTAGAAACCGGTACTAGCTTGTTGTTTAATAATGTCGGTCAAAAAGACTTTACCCTCTTATATAATGATGGAACGCCACTAACTAACGTAATTATTCCCGGGGAAGTAATACTGATATATCTAACTGAGAATCTAACCAGCACGGGAATATGGCAGGTAATACCTTTTGGAGGCGGTAGTAGCGGTATAGTAAGTTTTTCTACGGAAAGTCAGAATAACAGCTTACAGATTACAAATTCAACTGTTACTCCACCAACAGGTAACATCATTTTTAAAATTGCCGACTCATTGAATAATTTAAATAACCTGGCTACTCAGGTACAGAATGGATTTTTAGTAATAACCGGTAATACTCCATTAAGTTTTGTAACTCGAAAGATAGGAGGCAGCTCTAATATAAATGTACAAAGCGGTGATGGAGAAACAAATGATGTAATTATTAATTTAGCCGATTCTCTAACTGGAGTATCAAGCATTAACGTCGGTAATCTCTTAATCTCGGTAAATACGATTACCACAGCAAGCGGCGATCAGGACATTAACCTCGCTACTGTAGATAATGGAGTAATTAATTTAAACAGTACTCAAATTGACAATGTCGGTAATATGACAATACCGGGGAAGATTATAAATCCTGCTACTGCTAAGGCTTATTGTTTCTTTTACGATAATAATGCGCCCACCAGTAATATTCAGATAGAGAGCAGCTTTAATATAGCATCGGTTAGCGGAGAAAACGGGTCTTATGTTGTAAAGTTTGCTACTCCTTTTCCTGATGGTAACTACGCAGTATTAACGACACTTAGCAGAGGAACGGAAGTCATAGCGCCGTTTCAGGTGTTCTTTAGGTCTAGGTCAGCTACTGAGGTCATCATTTTTGCGACCGATACGCTGGGCAATTTACTTCCTGTACTCGACGGCGTATCTGTTGTGGTATTTGGTAGTTAATTTTTAAAGAATTTAATCGAGAGAATATGTTATGTATGAATATCAAATAGAAGAAATATTTTTACACTCAGAAGGTTATGTAGAAGTTAAAGTTTCTTTAGACATTGAAAGGAAATACAAAATAATATTAAAGTTTACGAAGGGCTTTATTGAGAATCTTATTTTAGGTGTTGCTTCAGAAGAAGAAGTTAAAGGTAATCTAGAAAATTTATTGTTAAAGAAGGAAAGATTTTTGTTAATCAGATTAGTTAGATTAGCACTTGGACATCCAATTATAAAAAAACAATTGCGAACCGATCAAAACGGGATCTTCAGTATTGATTTAAAAAAATGGCAAAAAATAATGGATAGGATAGAACAAGAAGAGCTTGAAGCAATACTCGCTCAAGGGGTTTAAGATATAGACAAATTTTAGAAATCATATCGTAATTTATGAATCTATAAGTTTATTTGAATCGTACTGAAATCTGTGATAAACATAATGAGCCATATAAATATATGGCTGTAAATAATATTATATGATATAATGGATGCATAAAGTAAAACTTACTTTTGAATGGGACGAAGAAAAAAATAGAATAAATATTGAAAAGCACCAAGTCAGCTTTTATAAGGCTCAAGAAGTCTTTCATGACTTAAACAGAATCATACTGAAAGATGTTGAGCATAGTAACAACGAAGATAGATTTTTTTGTTTAGGTCAGGTAGAACAACATATTCTAACGGTACGTTTTACCATAAGAGGTCAATGTATAAGAATACTTGGAGCTGGTTATTGGAGAAAAGGAAGGAAAATTTATGACAAAGAAAATCAAGTATACAAAAGGTGAAATCGGTAAAGTAGAAATAATTAACGATTTCCTACCATCCCCAAAAGAATTGGTACTAAAAAAAGAATCTGTTAAAGTAACTCTTGTTTTAAGTAAAGACAGTGTAGATTTTTTTAAATCTCAAGCATTAAACCATCATGTACCATATCAAAGAATGATCAAAAACTTATTAGATAAGTACGCAGATTCTCATAAAAAACTTAAAAAAGCTTAAATAGTAGTACGATTTGCAAAAGTGGTAGCCTTTTTGCTATAATATAATTAGGTAAAAAAAAGTCATGACTAGACTTAAAAAGGTCGTAGTTTGTAGCTAAATCTCTAAAAAAGCTACCTCTGTCATCGCAAGACACAAAAAGGCTAGTTTTGAAACTTATCTATAACAAAGTTTATCGTCATAACTAGACGTTAAAAGGTCTCCTGAGCTTGAATTAGCTTATCTTTTTTTAAATTTAAAATATTTACGTTTTTTAATAATTAACAATATATGAGGAAATTATGTCTAACGGCATTAATAGACCTTATGGTTTGGAAGTAGTTCAGTCTCAAATAGGAAACGGCGGAACACAAAAACTAGGTCAATACTTTATTTACGCATCCGCTGACGGCTTAACCACGCAGCCAAATAGTATTTTTCAAGGTGATCCCATTAAATTTGTAAGTGCCCCAGGCCTTGCTGTCATGGCAGGAACAATAGCACCACAAAAGTTATCAGCTCCAACAAACGGAACACAGGTACAAGCTGTTGCAACAGCAGACGCAGACGCTTTCCTTGGGGTGTTCATAAGCTGCGCTTATACTGATGCAAATACCGGTATACTTGTAGAGTCTGATTACTGGCCAGGCGGTAGAGCGGTAAAAGCCGGCACGCCTATTATTGCATATGTCAATGATGATCCAATGGCGGTATTCAGAGTGCAGGTATCAAGTTCTGTAGCAGCTGCAACAGGAATTACTTTTTTAGCAACCGGGCTTGGTCTTAATGCCAGTTTATCAGTGGCAGGAATAACCTTCACGGATGCTACTGCTATCGCAGGTGGTCAAAACCCCCGCAGCGGCAGTAATATATACGGCTCTGTTTACTATCTCGATGGCTCAACTTACTCAGCTACTACAGCGACCTTAGACGTAAAAATTATTGGAATTGATCCTGTAATTACCGGTAACGCAAATCCTACAGGATTAGTACCGGGAGTAAATATGCCATTTACTAACCTACTAGTTAAATTTAACAAGCATATGTACGGATCAAGCGGCGTAGCAGGTCCAACAGCTGGGGCATAGGAGTATAAGGTTATGTCTATAATAACAAGCGGCAATATGCCGTCTCTTTTAAAGGAAGGATTATACCTATCGAAAGAGAAGAAAAAAACCTGTTATAAGGCAGGATCAGTAAAGAAAACTAAAACTAAAAACAAAGGTAATTAATTATGTCTATTATAACAACCGGTGATATTCCAAGTCTGCTTTGGCCAGGTCTTTATGAGGTAAAATCTCAGTATGATCGGTTTAAGGGAGAATATACCAAAATCTATGAACAGGCTAATTCTGTCAAACATACTGAGAGGATGGTTGATATTAGAGGAACAGGCTACGCTCTTGAGAAAACCCAAGGTGCTCCTATTAAAATGGATAGCATGGCTGAGCGGTTTATTTATGAATTTGTCCACCGGGAATTTGCTCTCGGTTTTCAGATTACCAATATTGCCATGGAAGATGATCTTTATGCCGATCAGTTCTTTAATGGTACTAAATCGCTTACTACTTCCTATGAACAAACCAGAGAAGTAGTAGCCATGAACCCTTTTAACCAGGCGTTTAACGTAGCAGCGGCTCAAGCCAACGGACAACCTCTTTGCTCTGGTTCTCAGCCTTACGACGGAGGTGTTTATTCTAACAGAGTTGGGGCATATAACGGCGTTAATATTAATGTCGACTTTAGCGAGGCAGGCGTTGAGCAGGCAGTAATACTAGCCGGTAAAATGAAAGATCAAGCAGGACTACTAATTAATGCTCAAATTGAGAGATTGCTACTTCCACAAGATTTAATGTTCTCAGGTTGCAGGTTACTTGAATCTGTATTTAGAACAGGAACGGCTAATAACGATATAAACGCACTTTATAACATGAAAGCTATTCCGCAAGGTTATGAAGTAAGCCATTTCTTAACAAGTCCTAGCAACTGGTTTGGATTAACTAACGTTAAGGGAAGTCGTAAGCATTTCGTAAGACGTCCGCTTAAAGTAAACGTTACAACCGATCCCGTAACTGAAACCATGTCAGTGCTTGCATCTGGTCGTTATTCTTTTGGTATGTTTACTCCTCTTGGAGTAATTGGCGCACAAGGTTCTACAGCTTAAACCTACAGGGATAAGTTTTAAAAATCTGTTAAAAAAAGAGGCACTAACTGAAAATAACTAGCTAGTGCTTCATACAATATAAATAAAAGGATAAATTATGTCTCAATTTTATGAATATAATTGGCCTGCTCCCATAGCAAACGGAATATCGCTTTTCCAAACACTAACCGCAAATATTCCGCTGCTGTTAAATGGTTCTTATGTTAACAAAATCACAGGAACAATTAATTTTATTGATTTTGGGATTGTACCAAGAATTACGCTTAATTCAGCGGCCAATCTTTCTGGTATTAATTTTCTTATTACCGGTTATCAGAATGGGGTTTTCATTAGTGAAACCTTAACTGGACCAAATAACACAACAGTTACAAGTGTTAACTGCTTTGATACTGTAACGCAGATAATTCCAACCGGTACTACAGGCTCTACCCTTCAAGTCGGCGTTGCTTCCGTTGGTTATTTTCCAATGATTCTATTAAACACCGCTAAGACCAATACTTCTTCTATAAGCTATGCCTTAAATATCGTAGCAGCAACAGCTAATCCTGCTACTTATCAGGTATTTTTATCGCTAAAGAATAATTTAGGCCTAGGGAAATATGATGACTTAACGTCCCCAGCTAATGGTAATTTTACAGCTCCAGCCGCCGCTGCTACGGCATCTGCATTAATACAGTATAATTCTTTAGCTTCCAATTTACTCATTAAAATTGGCACAAATGCTAATAACTCGATTCTAAAAGCTCAATTCCTGCAATTGTAATTAAAAAGGAAGATAAAATGCCGGCAACTAGTGGAAGTTATAGTTTTAATAGCATAAAAGGAGAGCTGATTATCAGAAAGGCTTATGAGTTAATCGGTATGCCTCTGAGCATGGTCACTGCCGAACAATATAATTCAGCACTTAATATTATTAATTTTATTTTAAGTGATTGGGCTAACTCTAACGTCAACTTATGGACATTAAAGCTAAATCCTGTTTTTTTAACCCCTGGACAATCATCCTACCCTCTGCCAAGCAACATTACTAAAATATTTCAGGTGTTCTTGCGAGGCAACGTAAGACAGAATTTTGGCGGTACTCCTAGTAACGATGGTTATGGAGGAATTGCTGCTTATGCTTTTGACGGTAATCCGCTGACAAGATGCACACAAACCCAGCAGAATGGTAGTATTTCTTATGATTATGGACTGGGAGTTACAAAACAAATCAGCATTATCGGCATTCAAAGTTATGTTTCTAATCGTCCATATAGCTTAGTTTTAGAAGCATCACAGGATACGATAAATTGGTTTCCTGTTTTTACCCCTCCTCCATTATATCCATATCAAGCACATGTAATTTCATGGTTTTATGTACCTGATCCAATTTATGCAAGGGCATATAGAATTAAAGAAACAGGAGGATACACACTCGATATTGAAGAGCTTTATTTTAATAGTATAAGCCAGGATACTACCATGAGCGAGGTATCCAGATATGAATATTTAACCTATCCCAATAAATCACAAATCGGTAGACCTACTATTTACTACGTTGATTACCAGCGGACTCCATCCCTGTATATATGGCAGACTGCTGCTCCAATGTATAATTTAATAATGTATAGCGGTCAAAGCAGTATAGAAACGCTAGAGAATTACACACAAAGCGTAGATATCCCCTCATATTTTTATACTCCTCTAATATATGGACTCGCTAGCATGCTAGCAGCACAATACGCTCCTGAAAAAGAAGAAGGCTTAAAAATGAGATATCAGGAAACTTTAAATCCAGCAGTGATTAATAATACAACGGAAGTACCGCTTAAACTGGAGGTATATGGCAACTAGCTTAAAAGTTATCCCTGTAAATACGCAAATGGGAGATTACGTTAGAAAGGACGTCATTGAACCTATTGGAACTTGTGATTATTCAGGGTTTCCCTTTAGCAGGTCTGATCTAGTTAAGCAATATGAATGGCGAGGGAATCAGTTAGTCTGGACAGGAGCAATAGTCGGGCGTCCTTTTTTAGACGCGCCAAACGAGCAGAATAGACCACCGCAAATAAAAGGTGATCCAAAAGCCGTACAAAATCCTCGCCCATTTGGGATAGAGACACCTCAAGGTCCTGAGGCAATTGGTAATAGTTCGCCTGTTATTTTAGAAGATATCAACTTTACAAGTGATGATATCCCCCCTGTTTTACCTGATTTTGCCGGCCAGAGTGTTAGCAATATAGATGCACGAGAGCGTTTGGAATCGTTGCACCAAATTAAGTTCTAAAGTAATGGCTAATAATTTTAATCCGGGTTTTGATAGAGAAAAAGCAGCTTTTATAGCGTTAGCTAATAGAGGAGAAGGATTAACCCCAATTAACTATTTATATGCAAAAGAGGCTAGTTTTGAAAGTATTTTGTCTTCTGTTATTACCGGCGGTACTGCTGAGCTTTATACAATATATGCAAGCGGCATTAACTCTGCCAGCATCACTAATACTGAAGATATTATTACTAATAGGCTAAAGTGGAGTAATCCCTCTAATGATTATTATATTGGCTTTACTGCCGGTAATCTAACTCAAAACACTATCTGGAGATTACCGCTGCAGGATGGAACTGACGGACAGGTAATAGCAACAAACGGCAATGGTGTTCTATCGTTTATCGATGCCGGCGGAGGATCAGCACCAAAGGATGCGACATATATCTTGCAGCAAACAAGTTCTGACCTTCCAAACGCTCAAGCCTTAAATCAACTAAATAATGGTTTAATGAAAAACAAAGACGGCGTTATACAAATTGCCGTCCCTGGAGAAGATTATTTAAGTACTACCCTCCCCTCAGGTCAATTATTCATAGGGAATAGCTCAAATATTGCCACAGCGCAGCAAACCATTACCATTGATAACCTACCAAATTTAGGCACTGCTAGCATTAATGTGCCTAATCCTCTTGATCCAACTAATCCGATTACAATTTCAGGAGGTAAAATCTGGCACGGCACTGATAACAACAGACCCGAAGAATCTACGGCTTTATTAGTTGTGGAAGGAGATATTGCCTTAATTAATTTCAGGTTCTTTAGCGCTAATTTTATTCTTGGAAAAGGTAACAGCGTACTACAAACATTAATGCCGGGTTCACAATTTCTCTCAAATCTACCAGCAGGTTCTTGGATGCAGACGAGTAGCACAGGAACAGGAACAATTGTTGCTGCTACCATCCTAGAGAATCAACTATTGATGGGAGGTTTAAATAACGTGCCGGAAGCACGGCAAACTATAAATATTGCAAATCTACCCTCCTTAACTGATGGAAGAGTCTGGCAGGGTGATGCAACAAATAGGCCGGTAGAAGTTCAGTTAAACCTTGCTCCAACCGATGCTACTTACATCATAAAAACACCTAATGTCAATTTACCTGAGGCACAGGTTTTAGAGGAACTGGGGATAGGAATGGCCAAGATTGTTGCCGGCGGGGCATTTGCTATTGCAATTGCCGGTGAGGATTATGCAACTATCCAGCAATTAGAAGAAATAGAGCAGCAATGCCAGCAATATGCAGAGCAAGCTGCGACTTCAGCTGAAGAAGCAGCAACCTCGGCAGGCGAGGCTACGGGAGCAGCAACAGAGGCAACAGGGGCGGCCGCTGCTGCTAGTGGTTCAGCAGGGGCGGCAGGAATATCGGCCGGAGCAGCGACAGCTTCGGCACTTGCTGCTGGACTTTCAGCAGGTAGTGCGTCAAGTTCCTCGTCTGATGCCTCCTCGAGCGCCTCTGATGCCAGTCATTCTGCTAGCAGCGCAAGTGGATCGGCAACTAATGCAGCAAATAGTGCAACTGCTGCTCAAACTTACTTAAATACTCTTTTAAATACCGGATTAACCTTGCTGGGAGATGTAACCGGTAGCGGATTATTAAGTACGCCGATTGTTACCACATTTAAACCTAATCCGGTATTTACCGGTAATGGCTCAATGACTATGCCTGCAGGTAACAGCATGCAAAGACCTACTACCCTAATTCCTGGAATGATCAGGTTTAACACTTCACTTTGATTTTATGGTAAAATTTATTAATTATAGGAGGAGATTTAAAATGACCGATAACTTAAATGACAAGAATTTAAAAGCACCATTACCGACATCTACCGGAAAACCAGAAATTACTGACGGCACAAACTGGTTTACTCTTGCTACTGAAAACTGGGTTTTAAATACTATAGGTAGCGTGCCCGCAACTTTGGCAGGAACGACTAGCAATTTAACGGCTACTTATGCTAATGGTACTAGTGGGGTGGGAGCTACTTTAACTAATTCAGGAACACAAGTAGCACTTGTTATTGATGGAGTTACTTTAGCTGCAGGTAACAGGGTTCTAGTTAAAGATCAGACAGCGGCCTTACAAAACGGAATATATACGGTGACTAATATAGGTGGGACTACTGTAAACTGGGTGTTAACAAGAGCTACCGACTTTGATTCCCCGTCGCAAATGGTTAGAGGTAAGACTATCGATGTAATTAGTGGCACAGTAAATGCCGTAACATCATGGATGCTTACTTCAACTGTTGCAACTGTCGGCAGCGATAGCATTACCTTTGCTAAATTAGCTCAAAGTGGTATTACAAATATTTTAGGAACTACGAATCAAGTAATTGTTACCATTACTAATGGAGTTGCAACGATAAGTCTTAGTTCTAACCCTGTATTACCTGGCACTGCATCAGTTACTATCCCAACTGGAACAACCGTGCAGAGACCATCTACTCTAACTGCCGGAATGCTCAGATTTAACACCAGTCTCTAGGAGAGAAATCAAATAGGTTTAAATAATGAAGCTTGAGTTTTTTGATGGAACTAGCTGGTATAGTGTTGCTACTGAAAACTTTGTTAATACTAAGGTATTTGATATCAACTCAAATACCAGCGGTCAATTAAATATCAATCGTTTAAACGGTTATCCGGCCAGTAGCTCTGTTTATTTAAGAGGCGATGGTACTTGGGCTACTCCCACAGGTAGCGGCACAGTAACCTCTGTAGGTATTGGTGTCGGTAGCGGTTTAACTGTGAGCGGTAGTCCTATTACTACTAGCGGTACTATAACAGTTAGTATCAGCAGTATAGCAATAACACAGATAGCAGGTTACAGTGCTGCTCCTACCGATACTTTTGTTAGAGGCAATAACACCTGGAGTAAGATATATTCAAGTATTATTAATTTTGATACCGATCTTAATAGCGGAGGAAAAAATATCAGTGCTCAAACCGGAACATTAATTGCCAATAACCTCGCTGCTTATAATTCAGGGGTAATTGTTTGTGGACACGCCCTTAGTGTGCAGGACACCGGTACTTATAAACCTTATAATGGGAGTTATGGTTATTTAAATGCTTCCGGAAGTGTTGGTACATCTACAGGGCAGAATCCATATTCGATTAACTGCAATAATAGAGTCAAGGCTTCCGAGTTTAATGCCGTTTCTTCCATTAAAACCAAAAATATTGAATCTTCAGGCAAGTCCATAGAAGAGGAAGCATTAAAGATATTTAGTAATATACCTTTCTTTAAATATAGTTATAAAGATAAAATTAAAAATGGTGAAGGTAGCACTTTTGGTGTTATTGCCGAACCTTTAAAGGAAGTTTTACCTGATTATGTTCTAGAGGACAAAAGTTTTGTCCCTAACATATTACAGTCTTGCCTAATTAGACCGATAACGGAATATAGATATCAATTAGTATTTAAAGAAAAATTAACCAATATTGAAGGGAGTAAATTACAGTTAATTTTACTTAATAAATCAGTCGAAGTTGAGATTTTAAAAACCACCCCAAAACGATTAACCATTTCCTGCTCTGAAAAACTACCAAACAATGGATTTGCCTACGGCACTTTTGAAAGCTGTCCATCAGTTACCAAGAATAAACTTTTTGAATTATCAATGGTGGTATTAAAAAACACCTTAAAACGTGTAGAGATTCTTGAGAATAAACTTGAATATCTACGATTCATTAATAACAATTAGGAGAATTAAAATGAATACGACTCTAAAAGACATAAGTACCAACTTAAATGACTTAAAATTAATTACCAGTACCCAAGTCGATCTATCCTATTTTAACAGCCTTGTAAGTAGCGTCTTTAGCGACCCGAGTATATATGCGAGTATCCAATCGGATGTTCAGTTCATTAATCAGATTGGAAGCCAGCTTTTTAACTATTTTACCGCTTCTGACCCAAATACTCAAAAAATATGGTATGTAGCATTGGCCTCAGGTTTAAATCAGTCAATTAATGATGCCAATAACCTAATTAGTAAAATTCCGCCCGAGAACCCCAAAGGAGCTGATTTAACAACAGTTTTAAATATTTTTATAACTGATTGTCAGGCTATTTGTAAAATCATACCGCTTAATCAGCATGAGGTAGCGGGCGCAGAACTGGAAGATTGAATTAGTTAATAGAAATTATGCAAGTAATACGTATCTTATCTTTAGATGGAGGCGGTATTAGAGGGTTGTTCTCTGCTACGTTTCTAGAGAATTTTTGTAATGATGCCGGAATTAAAGGTAATGAATTATGGAAATATTTTGATATTATTTGTGGAACGAGTATTGGCGGTATCCAGGGGATAGCTTACTCACTTGGTCTATCGCCTACTGACGTTATTAATTTATTAACGACTAATGCAACGAGCATTTTTACTATTAGAGCAGGAGTGAACCCTTTGCAACCTCTTGGTCCAGCAGGGT